GACAAGGTGAGAGGACTGTACCGCAGTGTTAATCTTTGGCTGGACGCCAAAAGCGCGTTCTACAGCCGTATCGCGGAGTTTGAGGTGACGCGAAGAGTGGCCATCCGCGTGAACTTGGTAACGATGGCCATCCTGGTCGTAGTGGCAGCCGTGGAGACGGCTCCCATGGCAGCGCTCGCCGCAGCCGTGAGTGCCGCTTGGCTGATGTACAGATCACTTATGAAGAAAGGAGGCGAGGCATGAACGAGGGAATGGAAGAGAGCCTGAAAAAGGTTATAAACGCGGAACTTAAAAAGGGAACTTCGCTCCACGTGGAGGTTGCCGAAGTTCTCGGCACAGACATCGTAGGCATGGAAGTACACACGGAAGGAAACGGACTTG